CCATGACCCCCGCGCCTATGGCAGCCGCTGGCCCCCATTTAGCTATCATTCCGGGTTTTTTTGCTGCTTCCCAAGCTGCCTGTATAGCGGGATTTGGATTACTTGAGAGAATATTTGCTTGAACATCAGCCGCTGACAGACCGGGAAACTGCTCTGCGGCTTTAGCAAAAGCATTATCAACATAGCTCTGCTCAATACGGCCCGGCATAATCTTATCCGCCGCTTTGCCCAACCAGCCTTGAGTTGATTCAGCCGCGCTTCCTGCTCCCGAAGAAGCGCCCCACCCCTGAGTTCCCGTGGCGCGTAGGTCGTAAATGCCGCAGGTTGAGCACTTCCTGAAAGGCTGCCAATGCCAGAACCAGAAGCATTTGCAACATTTGCGATAGGAGCACTTGTTAGTGGTCCTGCAGTAACAGTAAAGCCCGGTTGAACAGCAGGGGCCAAGGAGACGGTTCCCGGTAAGCCTGAACCTGCGGTAAAACCTTGCTGGGCCGGAGCCATCCCTAAATTCGTAGCACCAAGATTAACAGTGCCAGCAGCAGGCGTTGCTAACGTGCTCGCATTAACGGCAGCGGGGCCAGAAACTGCCGACCCAGAAGCTCCCGACCCAGATACGGGGGCGGCAGCGGCTGAAGAGCCCGCCGCTGGAGCGGTACTCTGAAAAGCACTTGCGCCTTGCGTGATTCCAGTAAAAGCTGCTCCCGCCAGACCTCCTATAGCACCCGCTTTCAACGAATCCTTAAGACTATTTCCTGCGGCTAATGAGCTGCCCGTTCCAGCAATAAAGCCTGATATGGCCGCCACACCGGCAGGTGCGGTTACACCCAGTGCAGCCGCCGCTGCAGGCCCCGCAAAAACGAACAACGCCACGGCTATGACAATCTTGCCTATAGTAGAAGAAGCAAACTTTTTAATGGCTTTGCCAATCGACTTAAACGCCTTACCAATGAATTTAAGAAAAAATTCAGGGAGTCCCGTCACGGGATTAATTGTGCCACTGCCACCACGAGACTTTAAAAGGCGCATTTCTTCAGGCGTAACGTGAGCTAGTTGCGTGTCTCCATTTCGACCGTGGCGCGCAAGCATCGCTGCAGGAATTGGTCGTAAGCTGGCGACTCCTCCGTTAGCAAATCCTTGAGGCGCACGAGAGGGCATCTCGGATGTCAGTCGGAGTTCGTCAAGCGCCATGTTGAACGCGCCAAAAAACTCTACGTCGAAAACCTCCGGTAGCAGATCATCTGGCATGTTTTGAGTTTTATAATGAGCACGAATTTCGGCATAGCGTTCAGGAGAAGCTAAGATTTCATCGACCATCGCATTAAGAACATCGAGAACTTCAGGGGGCAGTTCTAAGTCTCTGAGTTCCGACTTAAATTCTGCAACGGCCATCGGGTCAGCTTCCGCCGCCACTGAGAGCAGGGTTTCGTGAAGCTCGACAGGGGAAATCTCTTCCCGTATTTGCTCAACGGCAGTGAACTCTTCTATCGTAGGTTGTGGGGGAGCCTGCATAGGTCCCGGCATCGCTTCGGCCATGATGTTCAATCCTTAATTTGATTGTGGGGCCGCACAGGGCCGCACGCCGGGAAGACGTGATGTTCACCAATTATGGCGAGTTTATCAGTTTCTGTCCACTTCCAGATAAGACAGATAAAAACTAACATTGGCTTGACTAGACAACACTTTTAAAACATTTCCAGTTTCTAAAATGCACGGGACTCCCGCAAAAACATCTATTGTGGCGTCAGCCGCCAAGCTTTGCTCTTTATATAAAAAAACTGCCGTTCCAGCCGCTGTATCGTATTGCTTTACCGTAATGTCGGAGGCACTTGCGTCAGCGTTGGTTACTCGCAACGATTTTAAAATCGCTCCATTGGCCGCCGGAACAGTATAAACAGCCGTTTCCGTTGCAGCCAACGGGATTAAGCGCTGGTGGTAATATTTATCCGCCATCTATGTGCCCTCAAACCAAGCACGGGCATTGCTTGTATTCTGAGTAACCACGGCGGTGTAACTGCTGTTGAGTTGCAGCACTATTTGTTCCAATGACCGCACTAATTGGTCGAACTGTTGAGGATCATATTCCCCAGTAGCGGCATTCGGTAAACGCACATTGGTGATTTTGCTCATCGTAATCCGTCCGGTTGAATGTCAACTCTAAGAGTGCCATAGCGCCACCACGAATCCACCTCAGAGCTGGTTATCTTAATCGCTATCTGTCTTCCCCGTGCGCGGGTATCCACTTTTTCAGTGGTCGGCGTAATTGTATAAGGGTCTAACGAACTGGGACTTGCGGTCGCTTGTGGATAAGGCCGCAACAAAAGGTTTACAACCAAGTTTTCTGCCTGATCCTTAAAGTCAGGAATGAATCGCCGCATATATACCATGTCGTCGCCATCGCCTAGATCAAAGTAGCCCGACAGGATAAAGGCGTCTATGGCCGTGCCATCGGCCTTGTTATAGCCGTCTTCTTGGTTATAGACCAGACTCCGACCTTCCGTTAAGCCGTAAATCGTCGTCAGTGTTGCCGCCGTGCTAGTGGGAAAATGTTCAGTTGAGACGGGCTTTGGAAAAGTATCAACGTCTTGCCACGAGGTCCGTGACAACGAACCAATCGACCATACACTTTCAAGGTAATTATAGGTGACGCAACGGTCCACAAAATCCGAAGAAGCCGAGCAATAAAACCACGTGATCTCGTTATAATCGGAATTTAAAGCGGCATAAACTTTGTCATCTTGAACAAGATTTATGTTAGAAAAGACATAATCTTGGACCGTGCACGGGATCTTATTAACTGTGCCGTCAAACGCATAAAACGCTTCGGGCCCTAGCCACATCGCAAGTCCGTTGACATCAATCGCCGCATGTGGCCCTAACGCCCCGCAGTTACTCCCAAGTTGTTGAAACCCAAAGGTGTATGGAGGCCCTATATATTGCATTCCATGCAACGACGTATCCGTGAAAATAAGAATTTGGCCGCGCGATCTGACAGCAGTCATAATCCGGTTGCCATCGGAGAGCTTTTGTCCACCAGCGGTATTAGTGACGGTTTCAACAAAATCATGGATATTTTCTTGGTCGGAAAACCGAACAAAAAGAGGGTCTTGAGAGCCGGGCGTACCCACGGTGGTTTCCGTGCCAAAACAGATCAAATGACGATCAGGAGAAGAAACGAGAGCAAAACTACTTTTAGTAGGGGCATTACTGATTGCCACAGCACGTTGGTCGGTTCCAAGAGTGGGGTCCCATTCATAGATTGCGCCATTGACAAGCTGCAAAATAAGGATTTCACCAAATTGATCAAACTTCCAAATCCTAGCAAAAAGTGTAGGCTGCACGACAACGGTTCGCGGTGTTCCCCATGTTTCCGCGCCCCACGTTCCTGTGCCGAAACCAAAGTCAAAAAAGCTTCTATCTTCCCCAATATTGATCTGGTAAGCACCTATGACAGCCGCTCCTCCATTGCCGGTGTCAAGCGCGTTAGCCTGCAGAGGTGCGGTGATAGTGTAGGTAGAAGAATTCAGGACCTCGGTGATTTCCCATTCGGAATTCAAAATAGCAGTGGTTATTACGCCGCCTAGTCCTACCGCGCCACTATAGGTTACAAAATCACCTGTATTGGCTCCGTGAGCGGTGTCCGTAACAGTGATGAGCGCCAAGCCAGTGCTGGCAGCGAAAGTCACATCTCCCGCCACGGTCGTTTCTCTTAAAGGTGTGATGTCGGACCATGCGCCTCCGACGGATACATAGATTTTTCTGTCAGTTCCTACCGCTAAATAGGGTGTTCCAGCATTGTTGTTCCACGAAAAAGTTTCGCTCGCAAAGCCCACAAGGTTACTGGCGATGTCATCAAAATATTTCCAACCGCCTATTTTTTCAGGAAGCCCAAACCGAAAGCGCACATTATCTCCGTCCGTGAAACCGCCTTCGGCCCCATATTCCGTGTTTTGTTTATCAATTCCGGGCGTCAAAGCCAGTCGAAAATAAGCCATCTTTTATCCTACGTAAGTGTTTGTGCTGATTTGGTCTGTAATTTCTAAGGCTCTCCCCTTTACCTGTCGTGCCCATTTTGACTCCAAAAACTCCGTTGCCGCTTTCTTGTGATTACCTTGCTCCATATGGGCAATAGCATTCTTGAATGTAGCAAATCTAACTCTTCCTAAGTTGAAATGCATGTTAATAATACCGTCTTTACGAGCGCCTTCCTCCATATCATTGAACCACGGGTATTCTTGACTCAATTCTTTAATGGTTCGCTCAATATCATTCTGGAGCATATAGTCGATTTCGTCATCGCTAAGTCCTAGCCCTGTATGCCTTCTGTTACCAGAAATATTTCTCCCACAGCCTATAGTTTCAATCCCAAGGCTATCTCTATAAACGTGATGCTTTACGCCCTCGTGGCGCTTCAACTGTACTATTAACTTGTCCATAATAACTTCCGTGGCTACTACCTCTGGACATACTGCCATTAAAATCCAGAAAACCCCTAACAACCGTTTCATCTTTCTCGGCTCACGCCTTTTGCTTTCTCAAAGGAGCGCATGGCTCCTAAACCTAACATACCCATTAGCACCGGCATCATTTCTGCCAGTTCAATCATTGGGATCAAGACATCTGTGCCGGTCAGCTCCAAGCCCATGTTAACAAAGGGAATAACGAGGAAGTTTCCACCCATGCCCAACGCGCATATCCAGCCAATTGCCGGTCGCCAACCCGCTACAAACATATTGTGGTGAGCAGCCTCGACCTTGTTGACCTCGATTTGGGCCATGACTTGTTCTTGCGTGTGCTTCTCAGCCATTGTCGCAATGTCATGCGACAGCTTTTCACGCAAGTCTTTGTCTGGAATTACCTTGTCAAGGATTGCCGAAATAGGCCCAATCAGGGCACTTAGTCCCGAAAGCATGGGTTAGATAACAACCCAGAT